GATACCGCCCCAGGATCTGACGATAACAAGGATAGAGGTATAGAGTTCCGCTGGCACAATGGTTCTTCTGCAAAAGTTGGCTTCTTTGGATTCGATGATTCAACGGGAAATTTTACTTTTATTCCCGATGCCACAAATTCTTCAGAGGTCTTTTCTGGAGACAAGGGCACCATGGATGTTGGCTCTTTAGTTTCGGTTGGAAATATTTCAGGATCCGGCAAGGGTTACTTTGAAAAAGATGTTGAAATCGCTGATAATCTTCTGGTCACTGGATCGATTACGTCAAAAGGAAACGTAACTATTGGCGCAGATGCAGATGGAACTGACCGCACAATTACATTCGGGCATTCGACCTTGAAAACAACAATCGGCATTGACGATAGTGGCGATGTATTTGCCATCAACACCGATAATGCATTTGAAGCAGCTAACGACTTTCAAATAGATGCAAACGGACACATTACGCTTGGCAACGGCAACCTTGTTATTGGCGCTGACTCCGATGGGACCGATAGAACGATTACTTTTGGCCACTCCACTTTGAAGACAACAGTTGGTATTGATGATAGCAGCGACGTATTCGCAATTAACACTGACAATGCGTTCGAAACAGCAAACGATCTACAGATTGATACAAATGGGAATGTTACTTTGGGAAATGGAGCAATCAGTGTTGCTGGAAATATCTCAGGCTCAGGTAAAGGTTATTTTGAAAAAGACGTAGAGATCGCTGACAATCTTAAAGTTACTGGCTCAATAACTGCAGGAGCTACCACTTTAAGTGGAAAGCTTTCAAGTTCCTATGCTGGCACAAATAATTTTGAAGGCTCTCTTTTGGTGGAGACAGATCTTTTAGTCTCTGGCACGTTAACCGCCGGCACAGAATTTGTAATTGGCTCTGACGCGGATGGTGCAGACAGAAAAATAACATTTGGACATTCGACTCTAAAATCTGTTATTGGCATTGACGACAGCGGTGATGTGTTCGCTATAAACACAGATAATGCTTTTGAGGCATCCAATGACTTACAGATTGATGCATCCGGCCATGTCACGTTGGGTAACGGCGGGGTTAGTGCTGCCGGGAATATTTCAGGATCCGGTAAGGGTTATTTTGAGAAAGATGTTGAAATTGCTGACGATTTAAAAGTTTCAGGTAGTGCAACGTTAGGTTCTGGAGCTTCAAACACTTTTGTTATTAATAGTGCCGGCCGAGTCTCCGGATCCACAAAGGCAATATTTGAGGGCGACATTGTTACAGCAGATAATCTTGCAGCCACTGGCTCTGTATCTGCAGCGTCAGCCATTATTACTGGAAATGCATCTGCAGGATCGGTAACTATTACTGGCAACATTTCTGGATCTGGCAAGGGGTACTTTGAAAAAGATGTCGAAATAGCCGATAATCTTTTAGTCACAGGCTCTGTAACTGTCGGGAATGATGCAGATGGAACTGATCGAACAATTATTTTTGGCCACTCAACGCTCAAGTCAGTAATTGGCATCGATGACAGTGGTGATGTGTTCGCTATAAATACCGATAACGCATTTGAAGCAGCCAATGATCTTCAAATAGATGCTAGTGGTCATGTTACGTTGGGTAATGGCAACCTCATCATTGGTCCGGACTCCGATGGAACTGACCGCACAATCACATTTGGACACTCAACACTCAAGTCAGTAATTGGTATCGATGATAGTGGTGACGTATTTGCAATCAACACTGACAATGCATTTGAAACAGCAAACGATCTTCAAATAGACGCCAGTGGCCATGTTACACTTGGCAACGGCAATCTTGTTATTGGCACCGATGCGGACGGAACTGATCGAACAATTACATTTGGGCATTCAACTTTAAAAACCACGATTGGCATTGACGACGATCAAGATGTTTTCGCCATCAATACTGATAACGCGTTCGAATCTGATAATGATTTTGAAATTGACTCAAGCGGTAATGTGACCTTAGCCAACGGAGCAATATCAGTTGCCGGCAATATTTCTGGGTCTGGCAAAGGATACTTTGAAAAAGACGTTGAAATCGCTGACAATCTTTTGGTTTCTGGTTCAATAACCGCAGGGGCTGCAACTTTAAGCGCAAAACTTTCAAGCTCTTACGCTGGTTCGAACAATTTTGAAGGCGATCTTATTGTTGAAGGGAATTTGAGAGTTTCCGGAACAACAACTTTTGGCGATGCGGCTGTTGATTTAAGCTCGTTCAGTGGTAAATTTTCAAGCTCCTATGCCGGCACAAATAATTTTGAAGGATCTCTTTTAGTAGAAACAGATCTTTTAGTTTCAGGATCCACCACATTTGGAAATGCTAGTTCAGACGTCACAACTGTAACCGGCCGTCTTTCCGCTTCTGAAGGTATGCTTATTTCAGATGATAAAAAGTTATTTTTTGGAACAAATAACGACGCCCATATTGTATATGAAGAGGGTAATCAGGACTTTCTGGTTATTTCTGGTTCTTCAGCAGGGATGGTGTTATCTGGTACAACTGTGCAAATCAGAGGAACGCTTCAAGGGGCATCCCCTCTAAAAATCGCTGGTGGTATTCAGATTGTTGAAGCGACTAACGGCGAAACGACAAACATGAAGTTTGGAGACAACTTAAAAACTACATATGGCGATGACGACGACACAGGAATACAATACAGAGATGGTGCGCTTAATTTTCTGGAGGTGTCTGGTTCATCAAAAGGAATGGTGCTATCAGGCTCTAAAGTTTCCGTTGATGGTTGTTTGGGCGTGGGGGTTCTTTTGGAGGGCAATGCGATCACTCATGGCATCACTCTTCCGAATACAGACGATGTTTATGGCAAAATAAAAGCAAATGCATATACAACATATTCTTCTTTAAGATACAAGGACAATGTTGAGCCAATTCAAAATGCAATGGCTAAAATACGAAATTTGAGCGGGGTAACTTATAATTGGAAGACTACCAATTCTTCCGATATTGGCTTCATTGCAGAAGAGGTTGGAAAAGTCATGCCAGAGATCGTTGAGTGGGAATCTGATGGCGTGAATGCACAGTCAATGGATTACACAAAAATAATCCCAGTTTTGGTTGAGGCGATAAAAGAACAACAGACAGAGATTGATTCTCAGAAAAAAATTATCAATGAACTCAGTGAAAAGATTGATAAAACAAAAATAGACAAAAAATAGTCTGATTTTTAACCGTAATAACAGACGACTAAGAACTATTTATTGCACCGATCAGCCCCCTGCTGTCACCTACTGCGTTGTAAGCGCACTTGTTGCCGCTGCCGTGGTTCGCGCAGCTGAGGTTCTGGTTGGTAACCGACACGGGGCTCCATTTCGATGGAGCCTTCCCAATCTACAGGAGGAAATAAAATGGGAAAATCCGCAACAGCGTATTCTAGTTATGGCAAACATATTAACTTACAATATATGTCACAATCTGAATACCTATCACTTACAGGTTCCGCACACAAAGGTGCGATGTACCTTACTAGTTCTGGCCCAGGAAGCAATATTACATCCAGTTATATTATGCAGCTTGGCCCAACCGGCTCTGATGGTCTTACCGTTAGTGCTTACAAATTTAAAGGCGATGGCTCGCTCCTCACAGGTGTTGTAGCTGATATCGATGGTGCCACCGATGGTACTAGCATTACCGTAGCCGCAAGCGACAGACTTTTGATCTCTGATTCTGGTACTGAAAAATACATTCATGTTAGCCAACTTGATTCTGTCCTTCTTCGTTCCGACCAAAGCGACACATTCAACGGTACCTTAACAGCTACCGGTCGCGTCATGATAGACGACACAACAGAGGCTACTTCCAAAACAGACGGCTCTCTTCAAACTGACGGTGGCTTGTCCGTCGCAAAGAGCGCAGTTATTGGTAAAGACTTGGATCTCGTCGAGAATGGAGCTATCATTAACTTTGGTTCTTCTAGTCCATTCGTAATGACTCACGCCCAAGCAAATAACGCTGCGTTAGTTAGTTCAGGCCACAGGTTGGCTTTCGGTGACGCCGGTGATTATATCACAGGTAACGGCACCGACATCAGCATTGTTGGTAGCAACGAGATTAATCTTGACGCTACAACTGTTGATATCGATGCTGCTGTTTCCATTTCTGGAAACACATCCGGTTCGACTGCTCAGTTCGCAAAACTTACAGCTTCTGCTGGTTATTTTGCAGAGCTTTTTGTTTCTGGGTCTACACTTCACCTTGGCGATACCTCGATCAGCGCCGCAGAAATTGCTCCACTTGATGGCATAACTGCTGGTACAGTTGCTGCCTCTAAAGCAGTTGTTGCTGATTCGAACAAGGACGTCACTGGTTTCCGCAATGTTACCATGACAGGTGACATGACAGCCGCCACAGTCACAATGACTGGTTTCACGGTTGATGCTGATGGCGACACCGCACTCAAGTCTCTTGCTGTTGATGACAGCTCGACAATTGGTTGTGACTCTGACGCAGACATCATGACATTAGCTGCTCAGTCTTTGACTCTTGCTAACGATGTTAATTTTAATGTCGCTAAAACTGGTGGTTTGCAACTTGGTGGTGCAGCTGTCACCGCTACGGCAGCAGAGCTTAACTTGCTTGATGGTGTTTCAGGATTGGTTCAGGCTGACTTTACGAAGCTTGCAGCAGTCGATGCAAGTGCTTCCGAGCTTAATAAGCTTGATGGCGTAACAGCAACCACAGACCAACTCAATTTTGTCGCAGGTGCCACTGCTGGTACAGTAGCAGCTAACAAAGCTGTTGTTGTGGATAGCAACAAAGATGCCGCTTCTTTCCGTAACCTTACTGCTACTGGCGCAATCACTGCTGGTAGTTTTGTAATTGGTTCCGCTGACATGAGTGAAGCTGATCTTGAGCAACTTGACGGAATCACTGCTGGTACAGTTGCTGCTTCCAAAGCGGTCGTTGTTGACTCCAACAAAGACGCATCTGGTTTCCGCCACGTTACTGCTACAGGTGCTGTCACTGCTGGTAGTCTCGTAATTGGCTCCGCCGATATCAACGAAGCTGAGCTTGAGACCATTGACGGTGTTACTGCTGGTACAGTTGCTGCTTCCAAAGCAGTTGTTGTTGATAGCAACAAAGACGCATCTGGTTTCCGTAATGTTACCGCTACAGGCGCTCTCACTGCTGGTACTTCGCTTATTATCGGCTCTGCTGATCTTAACGAAGCTGACATGGAGAAACTCGACGGTATCACTAATGGTACAGTAGCAGCTAACAAGGCTGTTGTTGCAGACAGCAACTTAGATGCATCTGGTTTCCGCCACGTTACCGCTACAGGTGCTCTCACTGCTGGCACTTCGCTTATCATTGGTTCCGCTGATCTTAACGAAGCTGACATGGAGAAGCTTGACGGTATCACTGATGGTACTGGTGCTGCAAACAAGGCTCTTGTCCTTGACGCTAACCGCAACGTTGGTAATATCAACATGCTTACTGCTTCCTATGCGAAGATTGGTGAGCTTGACGTTGACTTGATCAACACAATTAACAAGACCGAGACTACTCTCGAGATCCTTGACAAACTTATTGTTGTTGCTTCTGGTTCCAACTCTGCTAACTCGGACGGAGCAGGTCTTCAGTTCGGTTCTATTCAGGGTACAGACAATGTAGCTTCGATCCTTTACGATCACAGCAACACCGGTCTTGACTTCAACGTTGCAGGAAGCAGCGAGGTTCTTTTGACCGCTGGAGCATTGTCGCCAGCTTCTCCCGATGGCAACGCGCTTGGTACTACATCGCTTATGTGGTCTGATGTGTTCTTGGCCGATGGTGCTGTTATTAATTTCAACAATAGTAACGTCACAATGACTCACTCTTCTAACCTCATGACAATCGCTGGTGGTAACACTCGCGTTGATCGTCTTGAGATTGACAGTGCTAATGACTACATCGATGTTGATACAGACCTTAAGCTTGTTGCTGCAGCTGACATCGTTCTCGATCCAGCCGGTGGAGACGTAAAAGCTGATGGTAACTTATTGCCAAACAGCAGTAACGGTGGAGCCCTTGGTTCGACCGGTGCAATGTGGTCTGATGTGTTCTTGGCCGATGGTGCTGTTATTAATTTCAACGATAGTGACGTTGTGATGACTCACTCTGCTAACAACTTGTCTGTTACAGGTGGTTACTTCCAAGTTGAGCGTCTTCGAATTGATGGTTCTACCAACTATCTCGACGTTGTTTCCTCTGATCTCAGAGCGTATGCAGCGCAAAACATCCATCTCGATGCAGCCTCAGACATCATCCTCGATGCTGATAATGGCTCCATCCAATATCAAGATGGTGGCACTTTGAAAGCTCAACTTAATTTGGCAGACAGTGGCTATTCCATGCACTTCTCGGCTTCTGCCGCAGGAGACATCGCTTGGAGTAGTAAGGAAAGTGGAAAAATCATGGAACTTGATGATTCTGCAGCAGCCCTTATGCTTAACTCTACAAACAAAATTCAGTTCGCTGGTACAGGAAACTACGTCCACCAGCGTGCAACGAATGTTCTTGAGTTAAAAGCTCCAACTGTTGAGATTGATGGTGCAACCAAAATCGATCTTCAATCTGATGCGATCACTCTTGGTACAGGCGGAAATACAGACGTTGCTCTTACTTTCGCTGGTGCTAGCAATTCCGGTGCTCTTACATGGATGGAAGACGAGGATGAGTTCAAGTTTGATGATGATGTTATGATAGCTGACAGCAAGAAATTGTTGTTCGGAAATGACTCGGACGCAACACTTGGATTTGATCCTACAGCTGGGACCGATGGCTTGGTTTTGACTAGTGCCAAGAACGTATACTTGACAACACCATCCGGCGCTGATCCAGCAGACTTCACACCTACCTTCGTTATTTCGAGCTTTCACAATGACGATGGAAAACAATCTGCCAACAACACCGGCGGTGGAATCGTCTTCGCCAAATCTCGCGCAGGCAGTCTTATGAGTGACGGCGACCACATCGGTGGCATCAGATTCAGAGATGGATCGGGTACTCACAGCTTCAATTACGCGCAGGTTTATGGTATCGCAACTGATGCTTCCGGTGAGGAAGGATCATTGGCAATCGAGTGCCGAGTTAACTCTGCTAACGTAGAAGTTGCACAGTTTGGTTACAAGAGTGGTTCTACTCGCTATGGTTTGTACTTGAATAACAATGCAGATCATGGTACTATCAAAGCTCACTCTTTCATCACTTATTCCGATGAGACCTTAAAGGACAACATTACTCCAATCGATTCCGGCTTGGACAAAGTAATGGCCCTTCAGGGTGTGACCTATGACTGGAAATCTGACGGTACTGCCGATATCGGCTTTATCGCTCAGGAAGTGGAGAAAGTTGTTCCACAAGCAGTCTATGGTAAGTCGGATGGCGAGTACGGTCTTGATTACGGTAGCTTGACTTCCGTTCTCGTTGAGGCTGTAAAAGAGCAACAAGCTCAAATTGAAGATCTCAAAGCAGAGTTGAAAAACAAAGCAGACAAGTAATCTTTGATTTACTATCGTCGATTAGTTTCGGCTAACCGATAAAGGATGCCCCGTTCAGGTTTCGGCTTGGGCGGGGCATCTTGCTTTTTATTTTACAAAAGCATAATTATTGTGTATTATTATGACTATGAAACCAAAAAGAGACTTAGATTGGGTTGCGGGCCTGGAGAAAGCCATAAAAAAGAAATATGGTGAAAAGGCAATACAAAATCCAAAATCAGAATGGAACGAAGAAAAAGAGAAAGAATATCTTGAACAGCTTAAAAAGCTATCCGAAAAGAAAGATAAAAAGAATGATTCAGACAGAGTAGATAAGGGCGGGTTTTTGGTTAGCAAAAAACTACTTAAAAAGGAGAGCGAACGAACATGCCCAGTTTGTAGCGAATATTCTTTTGACAAAAAGGATGACCTTTATATGATCAAGTATGATTGTTGTTGGAAGTGTTATATTCAATATGTTGATGGCAGGGTTGATCGCTGGAAAGAAGGATGGAGGCCAAAACCAGAAGATGCCTTATAAAGTTAAAGGAAAATGTGTATACAAAAAAGACACAGGTAAAAAAGTTGGATGCACTGATGGGCCAGTTAAGGATTATCTTGCTGCACTATACGCAAGTGCAAACGAATCTACAGAAATTACCAAAGAAGAATTAAAAGAGATTATCTTAAATGTTTTAAACGAGCATGCAAAGGATTTTGTTTGGGGCGCAAAAAACCCCGACCGTATTGCCAACCAATACGAGCTTAAAACTTTGAAAAATCAGTTATTAAAAGATAAAGAAACTACTTATTAAGTAAAACCGTAACAGGAGAAAAATAATGGCTACAGTTTTGGATATTATTAACGGCATTTCTCAAGCCGCCGCAAATAGTTATGATGGCGCGCACGATGAGAGAATGGCAGCAGATGGAGAAGCGAGAACCGCTGGGCTCAAAAGAGAGAAGGGCGACATGAATTTGGAAGCCAGA